GATGGCGATGCCGGTGATCTCGGCCAGCGCCTCGGCGTCCAATCCATCGAGTGCCGCCACTAGCGCGTTCAGGTCGGCGAGAGTTTCCTCGGACAGCCCGCTCAGAAGCGCGTCGAGCTCGTCAACGTGGGCATTGACCGCAACCACCGCCTCACCTGCAGCAGCGGCGTTCGCGAGGGCGGTATCGATCTTGTTTATGATCTCGTCGGCGAGGTCGGTTTCGGTCAAGCGGATGTCCGGCGTTGTGACCGGCATCCATTCGGTCCAAATCCGCCCCGTGACAGGAACGAAGATCGCCTGCACCTCGTAGGCCGTAGCCGGGAGGATGCCCGAGGTGATCCAGAGCTCGAGCGCGTCCTCATCATCGAACTCGACAAACGCCAGAGGATCGCCGCCGAAGACCAGCCGCTCCCCGCCGACCGTCAGGTATCCTGTGCTCTCGGTGCCCTCGCCGCGGGCGCCTTGGCTGTTGCCCGGAACGTGCGACTGATCGGCCGCGAGCCGCACCCGATAGCGAACCGCCGTCACGTTGTCGCTGTCGGTCCAGTAAAGCCGGATCGCTGGCCGGCGAGCGGTGCCCGTGCTGTCCTTGACGATCGAGCCCTCGACGCCGAAGTCCCCGATCTGCGGCACCCGCGGCGCGCGCACCGGCGGGTTGACGACCGAGGGTAGCTCTTCGTCGCTGCTCCAGTCGTAATCGTTCGGGTCGCGCTCGCGTAGCATGAGCATGGCGCAGCCGTTCGGCATGTCCTCGATGGCGTCGATGGCAAAGAGTTTGTTGCCGTAGCCGTTGCGCTCCGATGTCCACGCCACTTCGTCCAGCAGCCCGAGCTTGCGCGCCTCAGGCGGCAGGGCGAGCGAGTGCCGGCGGAACCGGCGCTGGTCCTTCAGCCCCGACGCCATCAGCCGTTGAACCTGCGTTCCCGAGAAGACCGCCGGGAATTGCAGCGAGGCGATCTGCCGGCGCCCACCATCCTCGGTAAGGTAGGTAGAATTCATCCGCAGCGGCGCGTCTTTCAGTTCCCAACCGTCCTCGGGGGCTGAGTACTGCGCCGCCACGCCGTTATAGGCTTTGTCGATGCCGGGGAACGGATCGAACGTGTCGGGCGAGGTCACGATCACGTCGCCGTCGGTGAAGCCGTAGACCGCGGCTGCGGGAGGGCCGGCCCGCATCGTCCAGAGACCGGCGCATTCCGCCGCGAGCCCCTGGCATCCCTTCATCAGCTCCTCGAGCACGGAAGCCGGCTCGGTGTTGACGCGAACCTCGAGCCCGCCAGCGTATTGCTTCTCAGTTCCGCCGCCCGCCTTGGCGACAGCCACGTCGCAGACGTTCATCGCAGCGAACCATGACGAGGCCGGAAGATCGCGGGCGCCGATATCCTGTCCGCCCCAGACGAAGGCGCCCGTGATCGGGTCGCGTATGCCGCGGAATACGTTGTAGGCAAGAACCGCCAGGTTCGTGCTCGGCTTCCACGTCGCCCGGTTGTTCCACCGCTGCGCACCCGAGCCGCCGATGCTGCTGTCCTTGCGCGGATCGTAGTGCATCGCCTCGAGCTCGAAGCGACATTCGGGACGCTGGCGGTGCATGTCCGGATTGAACCGCGCCGAGACGATGGCATATGCAATGCCGTAGCCGACCATCGACGCCAGCCACGGGCGTTCCGCATCGCCATACTCATCACGCAAGCCACTATCGGCGACGGTCTGCCGGCCGTCGTGATATTTTACCCATAGGTAATCCTGACCCTTCTTGTCCCGATACTCCTTGACCGGCGTTCCATGCCGCGGGTGCGTCGTGCCCCCGAGCGTTACCCACTCGCCGTTGATCCATACCCGCAGCAATTTGGCCGGTACGTCGGAAAGCTCGATTACCTGAGTAAAGATCGCATTCGGCGTGTCGCCGTCGTTGCCGTGCGAGCCGACATAGACGAGATCGCCCGCTGTGGAGGCTCGCCCGAGAATAAAGCTGTACGGCTGGCCCTCACCCGTGGTGATCGAGATCTTCGAGCCGCTGACCGGAACTGAATTGCTCGGCTTCGGCATCAGCGCCCTGCTGATTGCCGAGAGCGCCACGCCAGCGGCAAGCTGCACGAAGGTCGATAACGCCCATGTCGAGGCCGCGGCGGAAAGACCGATCGTTGCGCCGGCCGTAACCGCGGTGGCTGTGGCCGCTGCCGCGGCGGTGGCGACTGCTGCTGCGACAGGCGGCACGGCTAGACCCTAAACGCAGTCTTGGCGGCGAGAAGGTCCATCAGCATCAACCCTCCCTCGCCCACCAGAAAGATATGCCCCGAGCCCTGCACGATCCCGAGTGCGAGGTCGTCCTCGACCGGAACCACCGCGATGTCGCCCTCGCCCGCCTCGACCTTCCCGATCTCAGGAAAGAGCGCCCGCACCATATCGACATGATCGATATACCCGGCCCGGCGGATGGCCCGTGCGCCCTCTGAGCGCGTCGTGTAGCGCCCACGTAGTTCGGCGGCAGGATCGCTACCCGTCATCGCCTCGACCGCCCCTGCGACGAAGAGGGCGCAGTCCAAGCGGCCGTGCGCGAAGGGTTGCCGTCTCGCCGTCTCGACGTAGGCGAAGAGCCGCGGGCGCCAGTCGGGTAGCCTCATTCGTCCGCTTGGCCCCAGGCCACATCCCAATTCCCGGCGCTGCCCTTGTATTTGCGGAAGTTGTCTCCGGGCGCCCGGTGCTTCTGCGCCTCGTGCGACTTGAGCAGCGCCGAGGTCATCGTCAGCATCCGCGCGGTGGAAACCACCTCGGCCTCGATCGCAGCGTCCCCGCCCGGCGCCGGCCGCTCGATCGGCGCCTCGTTGATATAGCCTTTGAAGTACGGCTCCACCCCGAGCGGCTTGCGGGTGTCCGGATTGTATCCGCGCTTCCAAACCTGCACCTTGGCGCCTCGCGGATCGTACCCGCGAATGGCGATCTGCACCGCCGTATTGATCGAGCTCAGCGAGATCGTCACCGCCTTGACGCCAAAGCCTACCTCGTTCCGAACCGAGCCGATCCCGAGCACGCCCTGGTGATAGAATGTCCGCCGCACCGAGGCGCCGGTGAACATATCCGTCACCCATATATTCTCGACATCCGGCCCGCCCCACAGGCCGAGGCCGTGCACCTCGTGGGTTTCCCGATCCCGCCCTTCGATCCAGACCATCGGGATTTCGAGGATCGCCCGGCGCTGTTCCCGTTGCGTCTGAGCGGCTGCAAGAACGGCGCGCATCAGTAAGCCTCGATCGCTTCAAAGGACATGCCGGTTGTCACCCGGCTGAGCGTGCCCGAGCCTGCCGTGAACGTGCCCGGCGCGAACATCATCTTCGCGAACGGCTTGCGCAGGTTAACCACGAGGCCGCTGACGGTACCGGTGCGCAGCGTGCCCGATACCGCGAAGGCCGGGGTAAGCCCAATGCCGGATGCCGTGACCGTTTCCACCGCCCGGCATAGACAGCGCCGCACGGGGTTAGAGCCGAACGAATAGCTGAACATATCCCCGGCGCTGATGACGTAGCCGGCGGGCAAGCCCTGCAGGCGAATGCTGCGGTTATCCGAGCCGACCGCGTAGATCGTGACCGTCGCCGCCGCGACGATCGAGCCGGTCGGATCGTGCCGGGGATACGGCTTCATCGGGTTGTAAAGGTAGAACTGCTGATGCGGCCCGATTAGTTCGATCATCGCCTGCGCCGCAGCGGCGTCCTCGTATGTCATGCCCGACAGCGCCACCCGCGCCCGCCACTTCGGGGCGGCAATCTCGGATGTCAGGATATCCCCGCGCGCCGTGCCGCTCGTCTCGATGAAGTCCTCGCGCCAGAACTGCGATTCCAGCACCCTGAGCGTGCTGGCGAAGACCGACAGCGCGACGGGAAACGTGATCGCCATCAGACGCGTCCCCGGAACCGCGGATCGGCCGTCGCCCGCTGGACCTTCGCGCCGAAGGTCGCCTCGAGCCGCGCCACGTTCGCCTGGTTCTCTGCCCGCAGTTGCGCGATCTGTGCCGCGTCTGCGCCCGCCACGTTGTAGACCGGGGCGAAGTTGATGACGTTGGAACCGCCCAGCGCACTGTTTGGCGTCACCCGCGATCCCCGCGGAAGGTTGAGCAGTTCCGGGCCGCGCTCGCCCACCAGAGCCAGACCGCCCGGAGCGAACGGCGTACCGCGGGCAAATCCCTTGATCCCGAGGAATGAAAGCAAGCCGCCGCCGCCGGCCGCACCGCCGCCCTTAAACAGGTTCGAGAACATGCCGCCGATGCCGGTGGAAATGAGATCGCCACCGATGGAGGCGAGCATCGACGCAAAGCCTTCCTTCATTGAGCTCGTGCCCTGCACCACGTTCGCGACCAGATCGCCGAAGTCGTCGCCGAGGTTCTTGAAGGCGTTGGTGCCCTTGTCCCCGGCGTCGGCGAGCGCGTCCTGCGCCTGGACTACGGCCCGCGTGTAGGTGTCCTGATCCAGAACGCCTTGCTGCACCAGAGCGTTAAGCTCGGTGAGCTTCTGGATATATTCCTCCTGCGGCGTGCGGGTTTCCTCGTAGACCCGGTGCGCCGCCTCCTTCAAATCCTCCAGCGCCTGCGCCGCCTTCTTGGCTTCCTCGCTCAGCTTCGCGGCGCCGCCGCCACCGCCACCGCCACCGGCCGCACCTTCGAAGGATTGCCCAAGATCGTTCAGTGCGCCCGAGGCGGCTGCAGCAACCGGAGGCAGGCTTTCCAGAGGCCGCAGCGCATCCTCCATCAGCCACTTGGCATTCGACATGCCGGTGTTGAATTCCTCGACGCCGCTCGTTCCCAGCCCTGCCAGCGCCGCGTCCGCATCCTTCAACGGCTGGATCAGAGTTTCCCCGATCGTGCCAGGAACCGCGCTAAACGCCGAGGCCGCCGCATGGACTACGCCTTGGAACGCTGCCACGAAGGCGCCGGGGATGTCGGCTGCCGCCGCCCTGACGCTCATCACGAAGGCTTCAACGATCTGCAGGCACCGGTCGAAGACTTCAGCGGCCACCGCCGGCAGCCGATCCCAGCTTGAGGCGATGCGTAGCGTTCCCTCTACGATATCCGCCAGCGCCGGCAGGAGCGCGAAGGTGATCCGGTTGGCCAGACCGCGCGAGGCAGCGCCGAGCCGATCCATGTTGTCCTTCAGTTCGTCGGCGGCGGCGGCAGTGTCTTCGCCGATGGTGACGCCCAGCCGGTCGGCTTCAGCCTCGATCGCCGCGATGCCGGCGGCGCCTTGGTTCAGGAACGGGATCATCTCCGCGCCCGACTTGCCCATCAGCGCCATCGCCGCCGCGGTCTTTTCTGCCCCGTCCGGGGTGGCCGCGAACTGATCGGCGAGCGACCGCAGCACTTCGGTCGAGGAACGTAACGATCCGTCCGCGTTCTTGAACGCCACACCCACGGAATTGAAGGCCGCGGTTGCCTGCTTCCCGCCATCGCCAGCGGCCGCCATATTCTTCGACAGCCTGCCGAGCGTGGTTCCCAACTGCTCGAGGCTCACGTCCGCAAGGCCGGCGGCGTAGCTCATCCGCGAAAGCTCTTCGACACCCACGCCGAACTTCTGCGCCGCCTGGTGCATCTGGTCGGCGGTATCGATCGCAGTGCGGAAAGACGAGCCGATGGCAGCGCCTATCGCCGTCATGCTGCCTAGTGCCGCCAGCGGCAAAAGCACCTTCTTGAGCCCGCCGGCAAACCCGCCCAAGCTGGCGTTCGCCTTCTTCAGCCCGGTGGTGAATTGCGCGCTGTCAATTCCCAGGTTGACCCGGAGTGCGCCAATAACCGCTGATGCCATTATCTCATCGCCTCACTTGCCAGCCCATCGCCGGATAAGCGCCTCGACTTCCTGCGGTGATTTCGGCACCGCCGGGGGTTTCTTACGCCCCATGAAGTCATCGAACTTCGGGAACTTCTTCGTCATCGGCAGCGCCGAGGTGTGCCACGCCAGCCATGCGTTCGCCTCGTGCTCGCGATCGGCGCGAATGCGGGCGGCTTTGAAGTGCGCCCCGATCTCGCGCGGCGTCGATCTCCAGAACAGATCGGCGCTAAACCCGCAGGCGAGGAACTCGGCGAGCAGGTCTAGCCAGTCGACCGGAGGGCTTTTTTTTGGGACGGATCGACCTCGGGAAAGGCCGCCTTGATTGCCGCGCCGATTGCCGTTGCGACTGCGCTTAGTCCCACCTCGTCCATAATCTCGCCGGCCCGCTCGATTGTGATCGCGGGATCTTGGTGGCGCAGACCGCACCAGAACAAGAGCCGCAGATGCCGGGCCGGCGGCGTGTCCCCGAGACTGCCGAGCACCGCCATAATGTTCTCGCCGGTTTCGGTTTCCGCCGAGGCGAAGTCGTTAGTGCTGAAGCGCAGCACGTACTCGGTACCGGGGATGCCGACCTCGCCGCGGTGCGGATTGGCGATCATACCGGATCAACCCACGTGACGGCGCCCGCCTTCTTGATGGTGAACTGAGCCGTCATCTTGTCATCGACCGGCGCAGTCGGCGCGAAACCCTTGATGAATGCCGGGAACGTCATGCTGGCGCCGTTGGTGAATGTGACCTTGTGGTTGCGCGTCTCGCCGCTGACGTAGAGGTCGCGCAGGAATATGTCAGTGTCGTTTCCCGGAATCCAGTTGATCGAGAACGTGCCCTCGCCGGGGTTTATCAGGCCGGCGATGAATTCCCGCGTCCGATCGGGCGAAAGATAGTGCGTCACGTCCACCTCTTCGACCTCATCGGCGGGAGGCTCGAAGTCGAAGACCTCGCCGAGTGGGGTGAAGACGGTTCCGGTGGTTCCGTCGTCGATGGCATAGATGGTGCCATAACCGAGTAGAGCTTCCGATGCGGCCATTACAGCGCCTCCTTGTGCTTGACGATCACGTCGCGCGATATCCGGTGGATCGGCCCCGCGCCGGCCGCCGGCTCCTCCGCGCCGTCGAAGCGCGATTCCAGAAAGATGCCATCGAAGTCGGTGGCGCCGTGGCTGCCGCGGTAGCCGTTCAACACCGGCACCATTGCCCGATCAACCCCGATGGCCGAGCCGTAGGACGTGGCCCAGATATCCGCCTGCACCCGGCTCGTGAGCAGCGAAACCGAGGCGCCATAGGTATAATCCGTCACCTCGGAAACCGTGGTCAGGACGATGGCCGGCAGCGCCGATCCCTGCGCCCGCCCGTTCCATGTGATGCGCGTTCCGACTAGCGCCGTCAGTTCCGCATCCGCCAGGAGCATGGCGCGCAAGTCTTCCTGCATAGCGATCATTTGCCTGCCGCCGCCCTCTTCGCTTGCCGCTTCGCCAGCCGCGCCGCCGTCTTCGCAATCTCAGTCCAGAGCGCGTCCTCGATGCTATCCAGCAGCGGCCCTTTGCCGGCGTCCCAGGCTGGCCGCATGAACGGCTGCGGGGCGTGATGCACGGTGCCGAACTCTTGGAAGAACCCGTAAAAGTTGGCCGCCGATGGCCCTACGAAGATCTCGGCAGCGGTCTTCTCATCGCCGAATATCTTCTTGTTCGCACTCTTCTGCCGCGGGCTGAGGTTGGGCGAAGCCGCGATTCCCGAGCGCAGATCGTCGCCCTGTGTGCCGGGATCGTCCGGCGCCATACTGCGCATTGCCTCGGCCAGCGGTTGCGCCACCGTCTTCAACACTCGGCGAAGGACGTTCTTTCCCGTCGCCTTCGGCAGCTCCTTCAGCGCCACCTGAAGCTCGCGCAGGCCTTCGACCTTTACTCTTTCCGCCATTGAGCGTATACACTTTCCCTGAAACCCCGTCAGGAGACACTTTTCCCGTGCGCAGCTTCGTCAAGTTCGTCCTTCTCGGCCTCTTCCTTTTCGTCGCCGTCGCATTTCGGCCGGGCAACCCGCCGTCACCCGAGGATGAAGCCAAGGCCGCATCCGAGCCCCCTACGAAGTCTCTGCTTCGAACATTCTGCGCGCTGGGGATCGAGCCCACGCTGCGCGAGCCCAGCAGCGTCGAATGGATCGGTCGCGACGACTGGCCTGTGGTCGTCAGCTCGCCGGAAATCGCCACTGTTGCCGCTAGATACCGCGCGCGAAACGGCTTCGGCGGCATGTCGGTAGAAGCCCGGATTTGCACCGTCACCCGAAAGAAGGACGGCGACTGGAACGTGAGAAGCGTAGCCGCCTGACTTCACTCGGCCCGAGCGCCGGTCGTAAGCTCCTGCCCCTCGTGCCGGCCCAATTCCTTCACGCCGTGGATTTGGAACACCCGCCCCTCGTAGGTTAGCCGGTCCTCGGCGGTCACGTCGTAGCCCCAGCGGATGCGCCAGCGCGTCGTGATCTCGGCCGCGACCTCGCCATAACGGAACCGCTCGCCGTCGCTGATCGGCAGCATCTCGGCCGGCACTGTCGCCAGCGGCGCCCATGTCTCGACCTCGCCGCCGAATGGATCGTCAACGACCGTGGCCCGCTCGAGCGTCACCAGCCGATCGAGTTTGCCCGCTTCCATGTCACGTCCTTCTCGCCGTCTGCAGCGCCCCCGATCGGCTCGGGCTGGTGGCCTCCGGGCGTTCCGCCGTCTGCTCTACCACCGGCCGGTAGTAACCGAGCGGCGCCCGAACCTGTGTAATCCTCGGCGCCGCTGCCGTGCCCGTCCAGAACGAAGCCGCCACCGATAGCGTGACGCCTGCAGCTGTGGCGCTGCTGGTTGCCGAAGCCGTGCCGGCGATGAGGCTAAGCCCCGCCGTCTGTATGATCCCCGGAACGGTCGCGCCCCCGGCGCCGTTGGCCGAGCCCGGGAGCATCGATGCCGCCCGGGTGAAGACTTGCCCGGATACCGTCGCAGTTCCGCTTGCCGCTCCGGCGACGATGGCACCGGCAACCGTGATCGTCCGCGCCGGGGTAGCCGCATTGCCTTGAGCGGTGCCGGCGGTAAGCGTGGCAGCCCTGGACAGGAGCGCGCCGAAGGCAGTGGCTCCCGCGCCGGCCTGAGCGGTGCCGGCGATGATAGTTCCGGCCGTCGTGATCGTGACGCCCGCGACTGTCGGGTTCCGAACAGTGGAAACAGTCCCGGCAATCAGCGTTGTCGCGACAGTCCATGTTGCGCCCGGAACGCTGGCCGAGCCGCCGCCCGTAGCGATGCCGCCGGTAAGCGTAGCGGCGCGGACCAGTATTTGCCCCGCGGCAATGGCGGCGGCGGTGGCGGCTCCTGCTGTGAGCGCGCCCGCCGCGGTAAGCGTGGTGCCCGATACCGTCCGAGATGCAGATGCGGAACCGCTGAGAAGGCTTCCGACCGCCGGTAGCGTGGCGCCGTTGGCCGTGCCGGCGGCACTGACCGATGCAGTCCCGGCCGTTATCGATGCCACAACGGTTAGCGTGGCGCCGGTTATCGTCCGGGATGAGCTCGCAGCGCCCGCGATCAGACTTGCGGGTGCGGTGAGCGTAGCCCCGGCCGCCGTAGCGATCCCGGTGTCGTACTCGAATGCGCCGATATCGACGGCAGCGCCGCTGATGCGCGGGTTGCCCTCGTTGTCGTTGGCCGGCAGGCCATAGGCAGCGGTGCC